CCACCCGAGAGCCTTATACTCAGCGATCCGCTCGAGCCCTTCTTCTTCGGAACCCACTAGGGTGTGAAACGTTGTTCCGTTGTCATAATAGTTTGTGCTCACGACTGCATAGAACGCCGTGAATACTTCTACACCTGGAACAGAATCTTGGATTGCGCGGATTTCAGTAGACGTGAGAGTTTTCATTTTGTCACCCAAAAGGTTGGTTATCACTTTTCGTCAGCATCACACGTTCTCTCGCATTTTCAGGTACTCATTGATGTCATCTTGAATATCACCGAGAGTGATGTGCCCGCCTTGCCACTCAGCATACAGTCGCTTACGTTCGGTTTCCATGTTGATTTCCAGCCCAGTGAGGTTCTTCACATGAACTGCGTGAAGGTAGACAAGATCACGAATCTTGCGCTGGATAAGTTGTTTGGGTTCATCTGTCATCATGGTTCCTTCATACAGGATTCGCTGCAAGGTGTCAAGAGCGAAAACTTCGTTTGCATAAATAACACACAAGGTGCAGGAAATACGAAATTCATCGTAAGAGGCAAGCGTGAAGTAGATACAGTCTACCGTTCATGAGGAATAGTTGAGTTCGCACTTAGGTGCCGGTGGGGTTCCGCTCAACATCTTGCATCGTTTAGTCGGGGGCTTCGGCCCCCGTTTTCTTATACGGCAATGTAAAAAACTCGGGTGTGAACCCGTCGAAACCGCCTCCTGAGTTGAGAAGTTTCGTGAGCGCTTTCGCTTCTTCCTTGGTCTTTCGAGACGAAACGACCGTTCCAGTGGGCGTCTCGGTGATGTGATACATCCCATCTTCGAAGTCGTATCTGTAGTTCATTTACCAACCCTTTTTCTTGTTGAACCTGGTCTTCGGCTTGAACTCTTCCTCTAGCATAGCCTCGCCAAAGTCTGTGTTATCCATGACTGATTTATCATCGTCGCGCTTTGGCTTGGAAGGTGTGAAGCCTCCTGCGACATTCTCTTGCGCTGATTCTTCAAGGTCGAACAGACGCATCTTCGAACGGTCGATGCCGACTACAAAGCGTTTCGGTGTGTCAACAGACCCCCATCGGTTTTTCAGTTGCTTCACCATGATCTGCCCGAGTTCTTCTAGGTCGGGGGAAGAGACGATTGCAACCATGAAGTCGACAGTTGCCGCAAGCCCGAAAGACTCCGAGACTTCGGTGATGTCAACGTCCGAGTTGCTGTATCCGGTTCTGTTGGTCTGAGTCGCACTGACGATAGGAACGTCAAACTCGACCGAGAGCCCCCGGAGTTCTTCCGCGATGTTTTTGACGTAAGTGTATGAGTTCACACTTCCGCCTTGCTTGACGCGAGAGGAAGCGCAGATGTTCAGGTAGTCGATATAGATGATGTCGGGAACGAAGTTCTTCTTGAGCCTGAGTTCATTCAACAGATGTCGGAAGTGCCCCGAGTGCGCAGAGGCAGTCGGATACTCCTTGATGATGAGTTTACCGTGCGTCTTCGCCTTGATCCTTTCGAGTCGCGTTACAAACGACTCCCGAGGCGCCAACTTCAGTTCATCGATGGTCCAGTCCAGCAGGTTGGCGTCGATACGCTGCGCGATCATTTCTTCCGCCATTTCCATACTGATGTATAGAACGTTGCGCCCGTGCATGAGGTTCGCCGCGGCGCAATGCGCCATGAAGAGGGTTTTACCTACGCCGGTTCCCGCCATAAAGATGCTGAGAGACTTCCGCGAGAGCCCGCCCTTAGTGATCTTGTTGAAGTAGTCAAGGTCGAACCCGATTTTGTTCTCTACATTGTGGTAGAAGTCATACCGCTGTAGGAAGTCCTCGGTGTAGTCGTGCCCGATGTTGCTGTCAAAAGACACCGCGAGTGCGGATGACAGAAGTTCAGGTATCGAACCTTTGGTCAGGTCCTTTACCTTTCCGTCAAGAATCAGAATCGACTTCCGAACGGCGTTGAATACGGCCTTGTCTTGACAGAACTTTTCAGTCTTGTCAACGACCCATTCCAGGTTTGTCTTTTCGTCGTGCTTGAGAGACTTGATTATGCTCTCGACCTTCTTGAACCGCTCTTCGTTGAGTTTTTCGCTTTCGCTTGCGGCAATCAGAAGGGTTTCGCGCGTAGGTAGAGAGTTGTAGGTTGTCACATGTTCGTTGATTTTCGAAAAAACGAACTGTTCATCTTGGTCGCTGAAGTATTCATCCTTGATGAAAGGCAGAACCTTCCTTGTGTATTCTTCGTTGTAGACTAGATTCGATAGGATTGTTTGCTCGAGCATTGGTTCTCCAAAGGTTGACTATGAAAGGGAAGAACCCCGAAGTCATTCTTCGGGGTACTCTTCGTTCTCTTCGTCTTTCAGTATTGAGTCAGACGCAATCTGATATCGCTTCTTGAGGTACTCAGCGAAGTGCGTCGTGTAGATGACTGGCGCCCAGAACTCCTTGTTGTCGGTTTCCTTGGCCCGGAACTTCTTGTCTTCAATCTCGCCGGTTTCTTGGTCGACCCGAGAATACCATCCGACTGAAGGCTTCACGACAAAGCCGCCTTCCTGCGCGATATCAAGAAGCCCCGACCACTTGTTGATTCCGCCTTCGAAGCGAACGGTGAACGGAAACTTCGACTTCTCTCGAACAAACCGCGACTTCTCGACATTCATCGTGAAGTGGTAACCCTTGAGTTCTGTGCCTTCCTTGTCCTGCGCCTTCGTGATGATGAAAACCTGGTTTGCGGAATACATGCCGCCGGTCCCGCCGGACATGACAGCCTTTGAGTAAAGTTCCATCGTGTTGTAGACGTGGTTGATTGCGACACAAGGAATATCCTTTGTGGTCAGGTGAGGCGTCACGATCCGCCATAGCGACTTCATGACCCGAGCGCGCGTCATGTCTGCCACCGACTTCTCGTCAAGTGCGTCTTCGACTTCCTTCTTCGAAGCCAGATTGCCGATACTATCGATGAAAATGATGACCTTATCGCCGCGGTTGATGTCTTCAAGCCGCTTCGCGATGTCGAACTTGAGTTGCTCAAGGTTCTCAATAGGTATATGAATGACTCGGTCGGTGTCAATGCCGTTCGCTCGAATATACTCGGGCGTGATGCCGAACTCCGAGTCGTAGAAGAGACAGACCGCTTCCGAGTTCTTTCGAAGGTATGCTTCGACAAACAGAAGCCCGAGAAGCGACTTGAAACTCTTCGACTCGCCCGCAAGGAAGGTCAATCCCGATGTCAAACCCCTGTCAACCGCGCCCGACAGAGCGATGTTGATGATAGGGACTTCAGTCGGAGCGCTATCCTTCACACTGAAGAACTTCGAATCCGAAAGGATGGTCGCTTTGATGCTTCCCGACTTCCTCAGTTTTTCCATAAGACTAGACAAATCAATATTCTCCTTTGCGAATGCGTTCTAGTTTTTCCTTGAACTCGTTGATGCGCTCAACGCGGTCAGGCCACTTGATGATTGTTTTTTCAGGGTTTTTGCTCAGATTATTCAGCAAGACTAACACAGCCGAGTGCATCCTGTCAAGCCTTTCTTCCAAGTCGTCAGAAGAAACCTCGTCTTCGTCTTCCATCGAAAACCCAAAGTCGTCTTCGAAGTCTTCTATATCCATGTCAGTCTCCAAACAGGGCTTCAAGGGTTGCGATTTTGGTGAGTTTCCACCCGATAACGTCCGTTATAGACTTGAGAGGGCTTTCGAAAGCCTTTTCGAACTGAGTGTCATAGTCTATGTATCGTGCCACGTCCAAAAACTCCTTGGGCAGGTCGCCCGAGACGCTGATGACGTTTTCCATACTCGGGTTGGGGGTGCGCAGATAGCAGAACTTGATCTTGTCCCCATCCTGAAGTTTGGGTATCTCCCGTGACAGGTTTCGCTTGTCGATAAGACGGTTGAAGACGAAAGCGCCGCGAACGTGAATCGGGACGCCGGGCTTCCACCCGTTCGAGTTGCCCCACTTTGTCATTTCCGACAGGGACCGCGGGAAAGCAACTTTCTCGTATGGCAGAGTGTAGAACTCTTCGCGGAACTTCTTGACGAACTCGATGAGTTCATCATTGGTGCCTTTCATGATGATCGACAACCCCTCTTTGATCTTCTCACGACAGACCATCGGAGTCGATGACCGAACGGCTTCGATGCCCATGATCTTGAGTTTCGGTTCTGCATATTGAACGCCTTCGGAGTTGTAGACGTTCAAGATATACATCTTCTTCTTCCGCCAGATGCCCACGTCAGCAATCGACTCTCGCTTCATCTTCATCTTCTGCGCGAAAGCGTTCACGTTGTCAGCGAGCCTTTGGTAACTTTCATCGATGAAAGGCTCGAGAAGTTTGGCGCAGATTTTGTCCAAGTAATGAACGACCTGCTCCTTGTCGGGGATTTCCTTGAACCCTGCTTTGACGACAGAATCCAGTCTCAAGTAGACCGAGTCTGTGTCGGATGCGACCACATAATCAATGCCCGTGGTCTTGAGTTTCTTGTTAAGGAACAGGTTGATGTTCTTCTCAATCCATCGAATAGAAAGTTGCCCGCCGAGTGTGACGGATTCTGCATAGGCAGGGTTGAACCAACGGAAGTATTGGTTGCCAAGGCACTAAAGAGAGCCGTATGCACAGTTCAACTGAATCTTTTTGGCATGCTGAATCTTGTCATACCTAATCGACTCGTTTTGCAACTGGCGACGGCGCTCTAATAGTACCTCCTTTCTCCTAATCAGTTCATCTTTTTGCATTTCCAACCTTTTGCCTTTCCTTTTTTTACGACTTCACCGCGTCTATACGACATGTATAGAGTGACATAAGGTATTCCGCGAGATTCGCAGAAGTCTGTCATCCTGTTTGTAACATATTTTTCGCCTGTTGGCGACTCTATCTCCCACGTCGAGTTCAAAGAGTCTCTCAACTTGTCCCGGTTGCCTTCTTTCGTATGCCAGGCTTTCAGAGAGTCACCTATCTTCTTCCCGACCTCCGGGGGTCGCTTGGCGCCTGTGTTTTTTTCTGTGGCCTTGGCCAAGTTCCGTATGGAAACCTCCTTGTAGAAGTCGGGATTTTCACTCCGCGTTTTTTTGCCGGCTTCGATACATTTCTTTCTAGTTTCCGGGTTATTTCGCATATGGGAGTTATCCCCAGCGTTCAAACCAAGTCGGTTTATATGGTCGAAACCGCCCTTGCCTCCTTTGCACAAGTTGTAACACATTTCGTCGTGTATTACACTCTCGTTGACTAACTCGATTTCTTTCTCTATACACTCCTTTTCGTTATCGAACACGAACAACACTTCCTTTTGGAAGTTCGATTTTCCATACTTCTTTATGGCTTTCCTAATGAGGGGCCCGCTGCCCATGTAGTCGTCATTAGGGTTATAGGTCTTATGACGCCCTATGTAGTATTTGCCATTCGTATTGTTTGTGACCTTGTATATAGTGTGAAACATGAAATCTCCTGAAATACAGTTTTCCCATACAGCAGGATTATTTATATTTCTGCAGTTCTTTCTCTATTTCCGCGAGTTCCGCTTCGACTGATTGCAACTCTTTCTGAGCAGTCAACATTCTGTTTTTGAAGTCTTTTCGATCAACATACAACTTTTCCATGATGGCGCCCAAGAACCCCTGTGAGTCTCGTTTCCAGAGACACCCGTTCGGAGTGACCGTGAGGTTCTTTTCTTTCAGGAACTTGAGAAGGTCTTTGTTCTGCTCTGTGTTTTCGTTGTATACAGTGTCAATCATCTTGCCGATGTCAGTCTCGCCAAGCCCGATCTTGCCCCAATACATTTCAGGCGAGATATTGTATTGCATGATGAGGTGCGGATACAGCGAGTTCAGGTCGAAAGACACGATCCACTCATGACGCCCAAGCATGGGTTCCTTGACATAACCCCCTTCGAAAGCGAACTCTGCGCCGTCATACTTGTATTGCGGAATGACGATGTTCCGTTCCATGAGGTAGTTGTGAATGATAACATCCCACATACGAACGGATGTATAAGCGTCGGTGAAGTTCAGTTTCGAGTCGTAGGACAGCGCAAGGACCAGTTCCAGAAGTTTCAACTTGTCTTCCAGTTGGTTGACGATTTCCGTATCTCGAATGTTGTATTCGGCATACAGTTGGAAGTTCTTTTCGTATAGCCCGTGCAGAGAGCCATACTCGGAGTAATCCGTCTTACCGACTCCAAGTTCGACATTCGCGATGTGGTCAAGAGAGTAGGACTCCCGAGTCGTGAACGTCCACTTCTTGTAGACAAGCATGTAGTCCATGACCGCCACGCCCGCGATGTCATACGTTTTGTATTTTTTCCCGAGAGAGTTGACCTCTTCCTTTTCGCGAACGCGCCCCCACGGGGACAGTCGCTCTGCATGAGCCTGCCCGAGAACCCTTCGAATGCGGTTGATGATATATGGAATGTCGAAAGACTCGATGTTCCACCCCGTGACGATATCGGGGTCCATTTCACACCACTCGTTGATGAAGCGAGCGAGAAGTTCCGCTTCGTCGCGGCACCGAATGACCTTGACGTTAGGAATGTGCGAGTGGTACTCCTTCACCGAGAGGAAAACATAGTCCTTCCCGTTCGACAGAGTGATAGCCGTGATTTCACGGTTAGCAGTGTCAACATCCGGAAACCCATCGTCCGACATGGTTTCGATGTCGAAAGACACGATGTTGACAAGTTCCCGGTCGTAGTGGATTTCTCCGGGGAACTTGTCGTTAATGAAAGGGTAGACGAAGTTGGTCATTCCGAAGAACTCGAAGTTCTCGATTCCTTCGTATTGCTTGATGAACTCCTTTGCAGACTTGATCGAGTCGAACTGAATCTTGTCAGCAGGGTCACCGAATACCGTTCGATATTCGGCGTCTGCTTTCTTGGACTTGACAAACAGATACGGTTTGTAAGACAGTTCGTATTGACGGCGCTTGCCGTTTTCGATTGAACGGACAAGAAGTTTGTTGCCATACTGAATGACATTCAAGGGGAAGTTTTTGCTCATTTTTACCTGATGATGTCGATTTCGCTTGCGTTTTCGTTCCAAAGTTCCTGCTTGGTCCGAAGTCTACCTTCAGCCTTGAGGTTGTCGAATCGCTTCTGTGCCAGTTTTTTCCACCAGACAGTCACGTTTTCAATGGTGAACTTATCATAGTTCTCCCCCTTAATCAACTCATCGGTCTTGCCGAGGATATAGTCTCGGGTGTTGGAGTATCCATAGTCGGATATGTAGACGCGCTTCTGCTCCGTCAAGTCCTTCGCCTTTTCGATGACCTGAACAAAGTGGTTGAAGTCGTCTTCGTTGTGCTTCTTCAGCGAAGCCTTGGTGATGGCGATCATCATCGTTTGAAGAGAGAGTTTGACGGATGAAGCCTTCGTTTTCAGAGGTTCCCCGTTCTTGTCTCCGAACCACTCCTTCAACTCCGCGAACTTTTCATCGTTCAAGAGAGGCGTGAAGTCGCTGTCTGTCAGCCCCTTGTATCGAAGGAACGGCTTCATGCCGTCATACTGAGAGGAACTCTTTGTCGAACCGTAGAGCGACGTGGTTTCGAAGTGACAGATGTTCGAACCGTATTTCTGGTCGAAAATCGCCTTCACTTCGTGAGTGCAGCAGATGCCCGCCATCAACTTCCCGCCGAGATAGTTGTATCCGAAAGGTTGTGTCGGAACGATGATGAGCCCCATACACGCCGCGTCGTTGAACCTCTGCATCGACTTCAGGTCGTATGTGTTGAGCGGTTGCCCGAGAAACTCGTTTCGAGGCTTCGAGTTGATGACACATGAACCGATGCGGATGAACCCGATGATTTTGTTGGTCGTTCTCTCGAAAACCATGAGTTTCACCGTGCGCCCGGGCGCGGACTTTTCGATTGCATGTGAAGTGGTGACTTCAAGATAGTCATCGAAGCGGTCATCCGCCAGACGGACTTCGATCTTCATATCGTTCGGGTTCATGTCGAAGTCGGAAAACATGTCATCCCCGATAGAGAATCCAGGCAGGGGTGTTCCGATTTTCTCCATACGCTCGAGTTTTACTCGCCTTAGGTAGTCGTCTATTCGCCCGAACCCCTCGAAGTAGTCTTCGAAGTACTTCGATGCATACTTGGCATCTTCGTGAGATAGAATCAGCCCCATGTCAAAACCTCCATGTAAAAAGTCATCATAACACCCGATGCGAGTGTTGTCAAGTGAAAACGGGGACCGAAGCCCCCGTTTCCTGTTACTCTGTCAGGTAACTTTTGTGCTCGCCGGGCCCTTCGCCCTTGTTTATGTCGATCTTTCGAGACTTCTTTTGGGGCAGTTGGCTTTCCAGCCAGATGCGAAGCATGCCGTTGATGAGTTCGGCGTTCTTCACTTCGATGTTGTCAGCGACAGCGAAGTTTCGCGCGAACGGGCGTTCCGCAATCCCCTTGTAGAGATATTCAGAGGCTTCCGAAGTCGCCTTGCTGTTACCTTCGATTCTGAGGGTGTTGCCTTCCATTTCGATGTTGATGTCAGACTCCCCGAACCCCGCGACTGCAAGTTCGATGACATACTTGTTGTCGTTGACCTTCTTGATGTTGAAAGGCGGGTATGTGAAAGACTTGTTGGTGAGTTGCTTGTTTGCGTCTTGAATCGCCTTTGCTGCGCGATCAAAACCAACGAAAAAATCGTCCATGCTTGTCATATTTCTCTCCTATGTTAGCAAGATTTGAGCCCCATGCGGGCGCTCGTTACGACACGCCAGTGCTACCATAGCCCCCGGCGCGATTCGTCTTCTGTTCCGGGCGATTTTCCGCGACAGAAAACGAAACTCGGTTATTGAGAACGACTTCCGCTTGGCAAAGCCGGTCGCCGTCTCGTATCGTGAAAACGTCATCAGACATGTTAAGAATCAGAATGCGAGTCTCTTCAACGTAGTCTGCATCAATGACTCCCTCGCAGTTCGCGAGTGTGATACCGTTCTTGAGTGAAAGCCCCGACCTCGGGTGCAAACGGATGGATTGAGACTCTTCTAGATCGAAGATGAGCCCAGTCGGAACAAGGGCTCGTTCGCCCGGAAGGACTTCGAGAATGTTCCCTTCAAGTTCGACTTCGTTCTTGAAGTTATCTCTCTCGTATATGGTGACCTTGTCGCCCGGGCGGATGGAAGCGCGAAGGTCGAAGCACGCGGCCCAATCCGTTCCGTATGCGGGAAGGTGCGCTTCAGGAT